CTTAACACCTTGATTGACAAGTGCTTTTCCGCCCGCAACATAACCAGAAGATGAAACTTCATTACCAGTTGTATAGTTTGTAGTTGATTTTCCTAAAGTTGCTGAGTTTGTGTACATTGCTAGTTTGTATGTATCAGATGATCCATCAAAATCGTGTTTTCCTTGAAGTAATTCTTTCTTAAAAGAATCACAAATTGCATTAGTTGTTATAGCCATATTAATCTCCTTATAAATTTTATGGTGATGGCGAATCTACTTTAATTCTAGGAACACCATCATCGTATTCAGCCCTTCTTCTTCTACCCATCTGTTGAATAGCAAAGGACTGTAATTCTTCATTATACTTGCTTTTATATAGATTGTACATATCCATAGGACCCTTTAAATATGAAAAACACTCACTAAGCACACCATGTAATAACATCGCTTCTTGATATTGAGATAAATAAGTTGTGTTTGAATTATCAAAATGTGGTGGTGTAACTATGTAATTTAATTGTACGCCATATGCAATGTTTGGTGTAGGTGCTACAACGATAGTAGAATCATCCCAATTAGCATAATACTTAGGCTGCCCTGTAGCACCAGAGCTATTAAACTCAGATATAAAACTTGTATCTCTTTTTTCCATAAAAGTTCTTGCACTTGTTATTGATGCATCGGCAAAAACTTGAAGTGATCTTATAACTAAAAAATCTGCAGGCGTAACAATGTATCTTTTATTTGCAGTAAAAGATGAAGTTGCATATTTTCTAGTGTCATCATAATCAACTTTACCTGCAACATCTAATTCGATATTTCTTATAAATTGATCTATCAAAGTATCTGATAATACATTTGCATCTACTTCAGTATAGTTTCTAATTTGCGTTAAAAAATTTGAATGAGTAATTGCCATTAGGTAATACTTACCTCCACTTGTCCAACTAAACCAGTTAGTTCTCTTCTTCTATTTTGTAATGAAGGATCCTCTGGAATCATACTATGTAAAATAGAAGTAACTCCATGTCTAATAATTGTAAAATCTTGTGTTTTAAATGCAAAGTCTCCAGGTAATGTTAAGTTTGCAACTCCCACTGAAGCTCCTCCAGAATTGGTAATTGTAACATCGCTTGTATTAGTATTTACAAAAGGTTGTATTGGTTGCTGAAACTTCATGTTTCTAGTATTTTGTAAAGCTATCGCATCAGCTCTATTATGTTTTACTCTTATTTGTGGATGCTTAGGTTCAAATTCTGAATAGTGTACAAAAGAACCATTCCATTCTTTTACCATTTCCGTGTAAGGAAATGCCATACCTGATCTATCAGATATTGCTTGTGATCTTTTTCCTGTAGCAAATTTAGCCATAATTATATTCCACTTGGGTAAAATGATTGAGGAGTAATGTATGTGGATGTTCTTTGACCATCTTCATCAAGAGCTCTTTTAAGTTCATCTTCATAAACAAGTTTATTTTGTTGAACTAGTTGTGGAGCTTTTTTCATTGATAAATAATATGCAAGACCTGCACACATACAAGGTAAAAATCTATAAGCTACATCTGCATCATTAGTATATGCACCTGCATCTTCAATTCTTTTAATAACATAATATTTTAAAGTTGTGTAAGTATTTAAATCTGGTGCTTGATATAAATAAATTTTAGGTGTTGTTTCTCTAGAAACATAATATTGTGAAGGTTGTCCTGTCGCTAATTTATTTGGTAAAGCTGCATAAGTTGATCTATCAATTTTTGTAAGAGATACGTCTTGAGTGCTTGAACTATCTGAAGAAGCAGCAGTAGAGGATACAAAAGCTTCCAATACATCACTTACACCTGCACTAACACTGTATTCTGCTTGACCTGAAACTAATGCATTTTCATGTAATGCAACTTTCCAAAGGTGAATACCTCTGTTTCCCCATTCAGCAAACAATAAATCAAGACTTCTTCTAGCTGATCTTAAATCATATCCTGACGTAGTTGATAAACCACATCTTTCAAAACCCTCATCAATAATTTCATCAATGTTTAAGTTAAATGTTACAGATCCTGAAGTNGCCATTATTATCCTTTTTACGGTTGTACAATTTCTTGGATTGTATCACTTTTTGACTAAACTTTGAAGACCTTAGACTTTTTGCTATATAATTTGGCGATGACACGTTTTTTCTTCTTTTTTTCATCTCTCGCGCCTCTTAATTTACCTTCAACTTGTTTTGTTATTTGCGATCTACCAATTGCCATTAAACTAAATCTACAGCCTTTCCTATAATAGGTTTATATTTAGTTTTACCCTCAGATTTGTAAGCATGCAAGAATTGTTTTCTTGGTTGGTCAGGTGTGTAACTACAATGTATCCATCCGCTATTAGGTTCACCAGGAGTGTAGAACTCTAATATTAATTGATCATAGTCTAGGTTTTGGTTAATCCAGTCAGCTAATTCTGCATTGTCTGTGCCCATACATTCGAAGTCTGCCGCCTCGGCTTTGGCATGCTGTGAATTTACAGAGCTACCTATCTTTAGACACAACTGTTCGCTACGGAAACCGCTCGTCACCTTGACCCTGCCAAAGTGATCTCGAACTGGCTGTAAAATATTTTCACACAATGCTTTTAACTTTTCAATCTGTCCTGAGTTAGGATTGTTATTAATATCTAACCTAATTGCTGTGTCTGATTTAATTAATTCTTGTAAACTAAAATTTCTTGTTAATTCCATAATTACTCCAATATTAAAGCTTTTATATATTTTCTTCCTTGATACAACTCTATTTCTGCCTTACCTTTATAGCATTTGTAAGTTACAGATTCACTAAACTGTCTCTCCGCGTGGCGCTTGCCCCGAAGGCATGCAGCCATATTTTTTTGCACCAAGTGTTCCTTGATCTCTCCGTTTACAAACATTAAAAGGGCCACTATAGACTCTATCATTGTGAGTAACTCCCATTCTTATAACCAATCTCACGATTAGCATCTTTTAATTTTTCAATATCTAATAATACTTTATCCATTTGTTTTCTTAAAAATTCTATGTTTACTTTGTTTAATGCCATATTTTCTATATGTGCATTTAACTTATCCGTGGTCTTATAAAGATCTTCGATCATCATGTACTGCTCAGAATCGGCAGGCAATGAACCTAGTTGTCCACGTGGCCATTTAATTCTAAACTCTGTATTCTCTTCAAGATCCTTTTCCATTAATTGAAGTCTAGTATCTGCAACATTAAGACGTTCAATAATTTGAAAATAACCCATGGTGCCGAGTGCCACGATAATTATCAAACTAGCAACCGTCTTCATCGGCATCTGCACTTTTGCCTCTTCTCCGATTTGAAGTGGTTTATTGGACACCTGGACCTCCGCACAAAGCCAACACCACTAACATTATAATTAATGCACCTGTAAAATAATAATTCATTTTTATCTCACTCATACGTTGGACAAGATTATCAACTATTGAACCTGCTTTGTCTAGTGCCTCAAAAAATCTATATAGCCATTTATCAATCATTTTTTCTTTTTTTCCATTTCATAGAACATTTTATCGCTGTCTTCTGTAACCAATCCACTATCTTCAGCATCCCAATATGTAGTTTGGACTTTGTAATCTGGCCANCTGTNATCAGTAGTATAACTNTTAACGTGCCAGAGAATACGATTATTAGGCTGAGCTGCAAAATTCCCGTTATTAAGAGCCAATATATGCGCACACTTATGTTCTTGAGGTATTTCAGAATGCTCAACATCCAAGATGTTAGTTTCTGGATGAGCCCAATCAACTGTAAATAAATAGTTTCCATGATAGAACTTTTTATTAATACCTAAAAACTTTCCGTTTATACCAGCCAACCAATCAAACCTATGGACACTAGGCCAATAACTGAAACAGTTCCACAGTTCCAATTCGTGCGTCTGCATATCCGGCACATCGGCTCTATCATACGATTTTTGGAAAAACGCTGAGATAGGCAAACGCCAAAAGCACGCCCCATTTGGTAACATGATGTTAAATAAGAGTGCNCGACCTGATATGGATGTGAGACCAAAGATAACGCATTCTTCACTTTCTCCGTGATGTTCTTTAAGATCATATAGATACTCCTTTCTTACCTTACAATAAATTGGTGGTAGATTAGCGTTTAAATAAGACATCTAGCATTTCCATCTACGCCTAGCTTGTCTAATTCTTGAGTTAGGATCATTTCTAGTTTTTGCACTAGCTCTTTTTAACTGTCCTAACGATCTTGCGCAATAACTTTTTCTTCTTTTAGCAGCTTTTGATCCAGCTTTAACTTTTCCAGTTACTGCAGTNTGTAATTTTGATCCAGGGTTTGCTCTTCTNTAAGCAGCAACACCTGCTTTTGTCATTCCCGCACCTTTTTCAGTGGGTCTAAAATTTTTTTTGTTTCTNGCAGGCATGTTATCTCCNCCTCTTTTTAACTTTAACATGCCACCTTGAGCTTTTCTTTTTTTCTTAAATAGTAATCTTTCTATTTGTGTTTGAGTAGGCATAGTTGTTAACCTTTCCATATCAGATCTCCAAGATTCATAAGAACCTTCTGTGCCTTCTCTATTTACTTGATACTGTGATTTACCTTTACCTCTTAAAGTATGCCTTTTAAAAGAACTTCCTCTTCTTGTTTGAGCTCTTGTAGGAACGATAGCAGATTTGTCTCCACTACCGCTACTTGCAACATTTTGATATGGTTTAACACTCTTTGTTCCTAAACCAAGTTTTGCAACAGCTTTTTTTGACTTATCGGCAGACTTTCGATGTCTTATTTTTTTTAAGACATCTTTCATCTTTGTACCTACGTATCTACCGCCAGCCTCTAAAAGTTTTGCTTTACTCATTTTACGTATGTGTAATTGTTACCGAAGTATTTGCTCCAACAACTACAATACCATCTTTAAATAAAACACCTGATCCAGGCATGTAGATATCAATTCCTTCAGTGCCGAAAACATATTTTAATTTTAAGTTTCCTGATGCTACAGCACCTGTAGTAGCACAATCATGAAACTCAACTTGACCACTTGCATGTCCTTTAGCTTGTACGCTAGTAATTCTTCCTCTGCCTGTAAGCATGACATGGGTACCACTTCCTTTGTGTACCGAATTTTGGTCTGATGTAAAACTTCCTCCACCTGACATAATATTCTCCTATTGTTTGTGGCTCCCGAAGGAGCCACTAGTTAATTAACCATATATTTTATACGCAATAATCCAAGTAAATAATCCTTGATCAGATGCAGTTGTAGTATTAGTGATCTGTAAGAATATATCTCTTGTAGAGTTTATTGAAGTATTTACTCTTGGAGATATAGCTGGAGCAGCATCGCTTGCAGTT